TTTCAACAATTCCGTCTTTTTCTCTAATTGTGTAACATTCTCCTGTCACTAAATCACACTCTTCTCTTTCCATACCATCATTAGAAACATTTCTAACTTGTTTTGGATTTAAGAATTGGTCCATTGCGTTCATTTTATTATTTTCCATAATGTTCTTTTATATAGTATAAATATCCCAAAGTTGTTAATATTCTATGACATATTGAAATAAACAACATCTCCATCAAATAATCCAAGTTCGGTCATTAATGTTTGTGATAATGCAATTCCATATCCATCTATTTTTGGACCTACACTTATTGGTCCCTTTATGTTGGTTTGGGTTATTGTTTCAACATTTTCACCTATTCTATCAGCGGTTGCGTTTTTATTATTCTTTGGATTTAAAAAATAAGTGCTAGCTTTTATTATTGTATTTGCACTTGCAACACCTAAATCAAATCTTAAACTGTAAAATTTGTTCTTACTATCTTTAATGTCCTTCCATGTTAAATAATTAACCGGTAGACCATTGGTATTAGTGGTTGTTCCTGATACCGTTTTACCTGTTACCCTACTTATAATACTCATTTGAATTGCATCTTCTGGTGTATAATTTTTTCCACCCATTCCAACTGCAATTGCTCTGAAATATTGGATTTTATTATACGTTACTTTTTGTATGTACTTTTCTCCACCAAAACCGTTATATCTTACACCAAATGGAGTTACTCCAGTTTCGTGGAATATTTGTTCTCCTTTAACTTCTTTTTCTTTTGCACCCATATCAACGGTAAATGTTCCTTGGTCAGTATTAATTGATTTTTCATTTTTAGTTGATCCACTAACATTTAAACTTTCTTGTTTTACTTTTGCAACCGCCGTTTTTGTAATCCTATCAAATAATGCCCTATAACTTGACATGAATGAATCTTTAGGGTCGGGTAAAGAGGTTGAGGGTATTCTTGTACCTTTAAATGATGTTGTTATATTATTACCTCTAATATTATGTGATACTTCGGTAATCCAATACGAACCTCTGAACATCGGTATGTTCTTTAAGTAAAAATACATTGTTGGTTGTATCATAACATTACCTAAACAAGTGACATCACAAGTATAAGAAGCTTGTCTATAAATGTCAAATAATCCAATATCAACCTGTGCGGTTCCTCCTCCTGATTCTGATCTACCTAAATTCTCTTGAGCAATGAATGATTCTGTAGTGTTTCTTATCGAACTTTGGTCCAATTGAACTCCTTTAAATATTCCTTGATTTTGGTCTCCAAAATTAACTTCAAAAGCAACTACCTTATTTGATTTAGATAAATCCGTGTTATTGAAAATATCAGGTATTGTTATTACTAATGGATTGTTATTTGGATTTCCAACATTAAAACTATCATCATTAAAATTGTACTTCTTATTTACATCCGACATTTCCAAATGTTTTGATGTTGGTCCTGTATATTGTAAAATTATCTTTGGGGATGATTCTTGATAGTCAACCTCTAAAAATGTTCCAAATAAATTTTGAGCGACTTTTTTTGATGGAGTCAACTTTGACTTTGTTGATAAGTTTGTACCGTAGAAATTTACATATGCTGGTAACCCTCTCATATCAAATCCTGTACCATTTATTAACATACCGATTAATCCGTATAAATTTTGTTTGGCGTTTACGGTGTCTTCAAGTGGAATTAATTTTTCTAAGGTAAAATAAGATTTATCTCCAATATCTCTGTTTGCTTTATCTAAGAATAAAAATTCTTCTAACAATAATCTTTGACCGATTGAATTACCCGCAACCCATTTATCATTAAAAGATTTAAAATAATTATATTGCTCAAGTTTAATGGGGGTGTCATTATAACCATTGAAAACAGTTTGTTGTATTGTTTTAACATCACTTTTTAAACTGACTAACTTTGATATGATGGTATTCAAATATAAATCTTGTCTATTCTGCATACCAACATTAAAAATGTCGGTGTATGATAATATTTTTGTAATTAGGTAATTTTGAAATGCACTTTTTGTATTTGTTCCTCCATTTTTTCTATAACCCGCATATATGTGAACCAAGGGTCTAAACAACCTAAAATTGTCCTCCCCAAATTCAATATTATTTGTACTAAAAAATTCAACATAATAATTTGTTGTTTGAGTATTACCTGTATATGGTTCTGAACCAATAATTAATTTTAACGCATTTAAGTTACTTGTGTCTCCTGTTTGTGAAATATCAAAATTGTTATATGAAAAACTCATAACAGACGCCGTTCCAGCAAATCCGTTCCATATATTTAAATCTACCTCTTTCGGATTACCTATAGTTAATTTTATTAAATTTACATCTGATAATATTTCTTTAGTAATATTTTTTAAATTATCTAATTGTTGTTCTCTTAGTGTTTTTATTAATAAAAGTTTCTCTGTTGGGTCAGTATCTTTTTTCTTTATTGTTACAATTGATTTTAACAAGTCTTGAAAATTATCATGTTTAACGCTACCAAATTTTTTGTATGGCATTTCAACATTAACCTTCTCTGTTGCAAAATCTAAAAAGTACTCCTCAAATTTATCTAATATTTCTGGACTAAAGGTTGCAATTAAATCATTAACTTTTTTAAATTTAATAGAACTATCCATCACTAAGTAATCGTTAAATTTTGTGTCAATGTGGTGTTCGTCATATGAAGGAAAAGTTTTACCTGTAAATGAGGTGTATATGGTTTCATCCGTCCATATTGTTCTAAAATTACTTTGTTCACTATCCGTAAATCCTGTTAATAGTGATAAATTACCTTCAGCGTTCGCACCATTTGATGGTAATAAAGTGTAGTATAAATCTTTTGAGTTACTGAACTTTGAGTTATCAATTAACGATGTCCAATATTTGTACCCATTTCCTGTGGTTGTGACATTTGAAATACAAATTCCAGAAACTGTTGTTGCTGAGTATGAAGTATTACCTGATGTTACATCATAGAATCCGTAACCATTTACTATTTGGTGGTATATTGTTTCATAGAAAGGATGTATACCTATATCAGTATTACCACTATATATAATATTATTACTATTATTTGTAAATATAACATTGGTATTATTATTGAAAAACGTATCCCCGCTAATTGGTGTTGTTACTCCACTTATAATATCATATGCGGTGTCTGTTGGGTCTGTTGGTAAAAATGACTTATATCTATGATATATAGATCCCCATTTTAACATTAAATGATATGGAATATAGTGTGATGCTCCTATTTCTTTAAATAAAGATGACGGTCTTATGCTTGATAAACCAAAATTAACCATTTCATCTAAATCAACAAATGGTAATGAGTTTAATAAAAGATACGCAGACCCAGCATATTTTCCGTAAGATTTACCATTTGTAAAATCTGAAAATAATTGTTTATGAAAATATGGTGTGTTTAAAATATTAACAGAACTAAATAATCCATCTGATGTATCTAAATCTAATTTTCTTGCAAAAATATCTGATGTGTAACCATCTTTAACCCAGAATAATGAGTTTATTGGTGAACTAATTAAACCTTCCTTTGTGTTAACATTTAATATACCTTGTACTTTAAGTTCTTGTGGGTCAAATTTTGTTTTATTAATATAAGAAAGATATTGGGCCGAACTAAATGGGTAAATGTCTTTTCTATATGATTCGGGAATATATTGAATTAAATTATTATTTAATTTAGGATATAAACTATCAACATTAGGAGATTTACTAGATGTACTATATTCTTCTATTTTGAAAGAATTATTAAGAATTTGTTTTATATATTCTGTTGTTGGTAATTGGTCTTGGAAATATGGATATCTTTCATATGGTGAAAATGAAAATAAGTATTCTTCTAATTTTACTTTACTATCCACAGTATTGATGATATCGATAACATCGTAATCCTCTTTTAATAACTTTTCAATATTAGAAAAGTCTATTAGTGCTAATTCTCTTATTGTTTGATTACTAAACGTATCGAACGCAGTTACATATCTTGATCTCTCATATAACTCATATAATAAAGATGAAATTGTTTTATTAGAATAAGGTGTATTAAGTGTTAAATTTAATGCAGTAGAAACACTATTAGTTGCAAGTGCTTCGGAATTTTCTTCAAAAACATACGTAATACTACCGATACTACCTTCTTTTTCTGAAAGTGGGTCAGATCTTTTTGTTGCAATTGCATGGTAATTTTCAACAAAATCAATTTCAGGCCATAAAGATTTATTAAAACTTTGTAGTTTACTTTGTATATCAGGATCACCTGGATAGGCTAATACTTTTTGTTTAGTTGCGGTTTGTTTTTTTATTTCTGGCCAAGGATAAATCACACCATCTTTACTTTCATCCTCTAAATTACCGATAACTCTTTTTCTTCTATCGGCAACCTCAAATGCTCTATTATGAACATCTTTCATTAACCTTATATAAACATCGGCGTTTGCTAAAATAACACCTATAACATTTCTTACTGTCGGTTCAAATCCAATACCTCCCTTTTGGGGGTCTTTTATAACCTCGTTCATCTTTTGTTCAACCTTTGTTTCCAATTTATCTCTTTGGGCAACAAAAGATTTTTGAATATTAAAGATGTCAGTTAATAATGCATTTAAATTAACAACAATCTTACCTTCATGTGTTGTGTAATATTCTTTAATTTTTTTAATTTGATTAATGAATGAAAACGTTTCGTTTTTAAATCCTTCCCCACCTTTCTTTATATATGCTTCAGCAAATAATTGCGTCTTTATTAACTCTTTTGGGAAGTTTGTTATAATTTTTTCTAAAGTTCCTCCATCATTATCCGCCAATCCTTCTATTTTTTTTGTTGTTGTTTTTTCTTGTCCAGATAAATAACTGTAAGTAACTCCCGTAACTCCGTTAATTTCAAAAACATTTTTCTCTAAGTTAACTGAACCCCATGTCCTAACTGCCGTTTCAAAACTTTGTATTTTACCTTCAAATTCCTTTATTCCCGCAAATATTTTCATATCCACAACTTGGTCAAAGATTTCTTTTTCTAAAATTTTATCTAAACTTCGAGCAACTGTAATAACTTCTCTTAGTGTTTTTACTGGAAAATCTTTTGGTAATAACCCTTTAGATTTATATTCATCATAAACGGTTTTCAACATTGTATAACCTCTAGTTGATTTTGATACCTTTTTCTCATATCTACCTGTTTTCTCGTTAAATGATGTATTTTTTTCTGTTTCTATTGCATACATATACGGAGCGTTCAATATACCTGTTAATGGAATATCATTTAAATATGCGTATGTTGAACCAACAAATGTGGTTGCAACTTCAAAATTACCATTACCCTCATTGTATTTTGTATTGAACTTAACTAAGTGTAAACGATATCTAATTGCTTTACCATAATAACCTTTAACCGTTAAATAAAATATTGGCCATGGTAAGTGAAAAAATGCTTTATATGGGGAATCTTGTGGAGACTCAAATAAAGTTTTACCTCTAACATCAACAAAGTTTATATTAATTTGTGGAATAAAATTAGCCCCCTTAATATTAATGTTAACACTTTCTATACCAAATGATTGTGCGGTTCCATCGGATGAACCTGAATTAATATTCAATTGTCCTGTTGGGGTTAATTTACCATCTTTGTCTTTTTCAAAAACTGGTTCATCCTTTCCATTATATGCATTTGTCCAAGAGGTATCGTAATCACCAGTTGTTGGTTTGAGGATATTAAGTGTTCCTTTTGCTATCGATACTAATGTGCTTTTATTTCCCGAATCAATAAGAACGGATCTTGGTATCAAATCTGCCTCTAAATTAACATACATTACAAGATTCTCTTGTTTTAATCCTCTTTCTTCCACAACGCCATTATTAACAACGCTGTTTGGGTCGATGTATATTAGATTATTTTGGTCGACTTTGACTAAAATATTTTCATTACCGTTTAATTTATTGTTCGCCATAATATAACTTATACAATTCTACGGCACTTTTGTAATCTTGTAAAGTGCTAATTAGGGGAAATGGTACTCTTAAAAATGAATTATCAGGTATTTCAAATTCAACACTACCAATTGATGGGTTAGATAACATAATTAACCACCCAAAAAGGGGGGTATTGTAATATTCTTGAGATATTTTATCTAATCTATCTTTACCCCTTTTATATTGTATATACTTGTCGCTTCCCTTTATTGGTATTTCAATTCCTGGAACAATTTTAAACTCTCCGTCTGCCAAAAAATATTGGTACCTATCTAAATAATCTCTACTCATTATCTATAAAAATTTAAAGTTGTCCCGAGTTTATTTTTAGTATTAAAGATTTTTTTAAGTTTTTCTTTTTCTGTTGTAATTTCACCAGATACGGTTTCAAATTCAATTTCTTTTTCGTTTTTCCTAATTGGGAATTTACCCATTTTAAATTTCTTTATACTTGGTGTATTAACAAACTTATCAAATTTATTTTCTAATTTTTGTTTTATGTTTTCAGTAAAATTAACTGTATCAACATTATATAAATCCATTATACTTTTTTTATCATCTTTTAACAATATTGATAACATTTCATCCATATCAGTTGATTGTAATGAAGAATAATCAATTGTAACATCTGTAAAATCTTCAGTAAATTCACTATGATATTGTTTTATATATGTTATTACATTTGAATAGTTACCAAAAAATTCTTCATTGGTAAATCCAACGGGGAACGTGGAACCACTATAAGTTTCTTTACTTATGGTCCCGTCTTTTGAATATTCACAAATAAAATTAACTTTATCTAAAGTATCAATTACGTCTTTTCTAGTATCTTCCACACTCTTCATTGTTTTTGAATCACTAATTTTTTCTATTTTATCTAAAATTAGTTTTTTAATGTGTGGTTTTAATAAATCATTAGAATTAGATTGTGTTGCCGTTGGTAGTACTTTATCAAAACCAAAAAGAACATTTAGATTAACGGTATTTGTTACATAATTAACTAACGAATTACTTAATCTAAGTTTTAATACGTTGAAATCTAAAGTAGGTGTGTACTCACCCAATAAGTTAATTTGTGATGCGGTTGTTCCAGAATATATATCAAAATTATTAATGTTTCTAAATTTAGGGGATAAGAACATCGCACCTATTTTTGTACCATAATTTTTAATAATATCATTATATGATGATTGATATGTATTAACATAATTTCCAACTGAACTATAAACCATATTAACTAAATTGGTGTATTTTAATTTAGTACCATTTGGTGTTCCAATATATTGACCGTTGATTGTTGTGGCGGCATTTGCTGAGTCGGTTTTACTTTCTAACTGTACTCCAGCTCTTTTTTGTAAATCTAATAAAAATTCTTTAGTAAACTTTTCACTATCTTGACCATCTATCTTACTTGTTGTAGATATTGACCTTTCATCATACATTTCAGTATTAGCAAAGAAATTCGATGATAATGCATTTTGTAATTTATCTACAGGTTTTTCTAATCCTTGACCTCCAATAAAACTAATTTGTAAAGATACATTGGCAATCATTGGTTGAACTCCGATACCTTCTGGATTTAAATCCCATGTTGAATCGTCATATGTTATGTTAACATCTCTAATAACGATTTTAGAGTGATAGAAGTCCCCAATTCTCAACACACAGATAGGAGGTGGACCAAATGATGTATTTCTTGCACCAACGTCTAATGGGTCTGAAATACCTTTAATTGGTATAGTATCTCCAGGTCTTACACATTGTAATAAGAACGTTAGTCTACTGTTCAAACCTTCTGGTGTTGTTGAGTGGAATCCAGGGTGAAAATATTTTAATTTTTCTCTTAATGAATTAAATGCTACAGGAGAATCTTCCTCTAACTTTTTGAAATAAAAACATTCTGAAAGCGTTTTCATGATGATTCTTTTCATCACATCAATGTTCGGCTTTTTATTTGGGATTGTTTCAAATCCATTCTCCTCAACTGTTGTTACGGGAACAGGTATAGATGGTATTATAATTTCTTGTGGTTGTTCAGGTTTCTTTTTGTATTCAAATTTTACTCTAGATTGTCTACAATAAAATGCAATAGGAGCAGTATCTTTAAGACCTTGTTTTGTTAATATTTTTTGGTTACAATTTAAATTTTCTTTTCCACCTGTATTTTTCAAAGTGGTGTCTTCCCCGTTTGTATTAAATTTAAAAATAAATTTACCTTCGGTGTCATAACCAAAATCTTTAAATGTAAATTCTTTTGTAAATTCGCTTGGGGTTGTGTTTGTACCGGTTTTTTCAAACTTAGTTAGTGTACCCTCTTTAAACCAGTTTAAATCTGGCATCTTTTTTCCGTCTATAGATATACCATTAAAAATATCTTTAAAGATACTATGACCTCTTCTTACACCTAAGTAAAAATTATATGTATTATCTGCAACTTCTGAGGTTGATGATGATATTAGGAAGGTAACTTCACTAACCGTTTTACCTGTAATGTCAGATTTTAAAGCAGTTAATTTTGTGTTATATTCTGTATACCCGCTTATTAATTCAGAAAATCCCGTTGCAATTTTTTGAGCTTCTTTATTTATTGTATCTCCACTCGTTGCGGAATCTATAGTGTCTTTACCAAAAATAACAATCCTATCTTTTTTGTGATTTGGAGTTGTACCAACAACCAATTCACCTAAGTCGGTAATTGTGTCTCCTGTATATTTTTCTTTTTGTGCAATGTATTCACTATATAATTGACTATATGTTAAATTTGTTGTGTTTTTTCCACCACCTTCTTTTTTAGGATAATCATTTGCAAAGTAAAATCTTTTATCAAATTGTACAGTTACATCTTTCCCACCATTTACACCTTTATCAGGTTTTGGGAACGTAACAGGTGTTGTTGAATACTTATATTTTTTAATTTGTGCTGGTGGTTGTGATGAATTTAAATAAAGTTTAATTAAATTAACATCATCAGAATCTAATGTTGTATATGTTTTTATTAATTCATAAAAGTCAACGTCCTGACAACCAGCAAAAAATGCGTTTATATAATTATCCGCCTCAGCATCTGACATTCCTTTAAAATGTTCTCTTGTTAATAGGTTTAAAATACTTGGGTGGTCAACAACAACTTTAAAAGATATTGTACCATTTCTAGAAGTATTTTGATATGTGTAAACAGGTTCAGGTCTTCCTAAAAATGAATTCTCTTCCCATCTTGCGCTGTTTGATTCGTTCATTTTTAAATCATACGGTGGGAACCACATTACTCTACCTCCGTTCGGTCCTTTTTCACAAGCGGGTAAATCTGTAACTTTAAAACCGTCTCTATTTGAAGTCTTCCAAGCTAAATTCTCAATCGAGAACATATATTTCTTTGCATAGAATCCACCACCATATGGATATTTGTCAAATATATTTGTTGACCCATCAAATGATTTTTTACCATTTGACATTGGTCCTATGTTTAAATTCCACGCTCTACTTTCACCACCCATAACACTACTATCAAACTTCCTAATATTGGCAGTTCTTTTCATAGTATCAGAATAATTCATATATCCACGGTCTTTTGTCCATACTCTACAGTATTCTATACCACTTTCTTCTCCGGAAAATTTATCAATATATTTTATTGCGGAACCTCTAGACATCCTTGAGTCTCCGTCACCGAAAACTCTACTTGTTTGGTCTATAACATTACCAACGTGTGAAATTGCTCCACCATCTGATGGCATTGAATTTAAAATTTCTTGTGTAGTACCTAATATTGAATCTTCCCTAAAATTAAATGCTGTCGATTTTGTTTCGTCAAATACACTTGATTCTCCTCCCCATTCTTTATTTCCTGAACCTAATTTGTTTTTAGAATTTTTAGATATCCAAGTTAAATTACCTGAAATTTTTCCACCCTCTGTAATGTTTTTACTTCTATGAAATAATTCGGCAGAAACTCTATCAAACATTAATGAAAGATAATACGGACTTCTAACGGGTCTATCATTAAAGTCACCCATTGCATATTTTACATCTTCTCCTCTATCGTCTCCAATATATGCAATACCCGCTGGAGCTTCAACACCTAATAAGTTCTTTGCACCTTGTGCTATTTTATCAACAAAATTAAAAATCTTAGATGTGTTTTGTGATCTTGCGGTTGTGGTGTAGTTTGGTGCGTATTTGTTAAATGTTAATGTATCGTATAGCCTATTCTTTTGACCATCCCCCATATATTCAATTAATAAATCAGATGGTTTCCTTGATAGCTTTGGTCTTCTTTTTATTCCAATTAAAGAACCTAACGCACCTGTAACATCTTGCCATAGTTTACCTACTTCAGTTGTTGCTTGTGGTCTAACATTAATTGGGTTAGCTGGATTAGTTAAGTAATCACCAGGTATTTCACTAAATGGTAATTGTGTGCCAGATATTGTTTGTAAAAAATCTATTGCTTTACCCGGTAGGGTCTTAGCAACGGTAATTTTATTATTTGGGTCAACTAATGGTTCTCTACCTGTAACAATATTAAATGCTGTTGCTGTATTACCATTAAGAGCGTCCAATAATCTAAGTCTACCATTGGTCGCCGTTTCTATGTTTCGAGCAATTCTCGAAAGGACGGGTCCTTCTGGATTATTTTTAATATTATTTGCTGCGAATTTAAATAATTCAGATTCCGTGTCATATGATGATGACCCCATAATACCAACTAAATTATATCTTGGTACATCTGTTTGAAAATATGGATATAAATTTATTCCCGTACTTCTTCTTTGTACTAACAATGTATTCAAATCTTCAACGATTAAATAATTGTCCTGTGGTTGATTTACATTTAAATTAGAAACAAAATCTATCTGTGATTGTCTACTTGTTGTATCGTTTAAAATAACGTCACCAGTATCTTTATTCGACATATCATTTAACGATTTAACCGAAAATGACGTATCACTAAAAGTCTGTGGACCATTAGGTACATTAAGTGTCTTACCTAATATATAATCTCTGAACTTTTTAGTGGAATTGAAGTCTAAGTAACTTGGCATTATTTTTTATAATAAATAGATTTATTTAGTTTTTTGGTGCTGATGTATATTCATCAGAATTGCTCATTAAAAAATCATCTTTTAAACTTGAGTTTTTAATGATTTGGTTAGCCCATCCGTCATATAACGCCGGACCTCCTTTCATTTGTATAGTTATTTCTTTTTTATTATTATTCTCATTTGACTGTTTAGATTCCGCAGCTTTCTTTTCTGCGGTTGTAACATCCATTGATTTAGCCGTTGCAGTTGCGGTACCTGTAGTTGCGTTTGTTGCTTCTTTTTTAAATGATTGAACAAAGTTTTTGGCGGTTTCATTAAAACTACCCATCATTTCAATTTCTCCTTTAGCCAATTTATTTGTCATTTCAGTAACAAATTTTTGACTATCTTCTCCTGTGATTCCCGCAGCTTCCGCAGCAGATTTAAACGCTTTAACCGCTTGACCTCTTGTTGTTGCCGCCAAAAATGCAACGTCCCTTTGAATGTTTTCAGTTGCACTTAATTGTCCTTTAGCAATGTCTTCCGCTGTCATTTGTTCAAACGCTTTTTGGTTTGCTAATAGTATATTTTTTTGTGCATCAGATAAACCTTCTAAAGCTACTGTTGTCTCTTCTGAATTTAATCCTAATTGTTTTTGTAATGATGATGGAACTTCAATAACCATTTTACCATCTTTCATTTGTGATAAGTTAGTTATGAATTCTTTTTCTTTATCATCCATAACTAAACCACTTGTCATTAAAGCACTAGCTGCTGCCGATCTTTCAGAAGCGGCGATTGCACCCTTAGCTAACTCTTGATATGAAATACCCAATTCCTGAGCCATTGCTTTGGCTTTCCTTAAGTTAACCCCCGTAATTTCAAATCTTCCTTGTTCTTGATTATATGATGTTAATGAACCCGCAGCACCAATTAATGCATCTTGCAATCCCTCAACATTATTGGTTGCCATATACATTAATTTTATTGGGTCAGCAAAATCACCCATTGCACCACCCAATACAGATAAATTTGCGCTTAATTCCAACGCACCTTCAGGACTAAAAACCTTATCTGCAATTGTATATACCGAATCCATACTCATTCTAAATTCATTAGCCTTTTGTACCATTCTATTTAATCCTTGTACACCATTTGCAAATCCATATTCATTCAATTTTCCTAAATTTTCTCTTAGTTCTCCTGTTGTTTTTTTACTATTTAACCCCAACGATAATGAAGATACTCCTGCCTTATCTATAGCTTTTGTTGCGTCAGATGCACCAAGACCTACTTTTTCAAATTCAGAAAAAACGGCACCCATATCTTTTAAATCACCAACAAATGCTCTTGCGGTTTTAGCTGCTTGACCTATTGTTTGTTCTGATATTAAATTAAATCTTCCTGTTTTACCCATCATTTCAGTCATCATACCAGATAACTGTTCCATACCATATCCTAATCTAAGTACAGATGGATACGCGGCAACCATTTCCTCCCTCAATCCTTTTGATAATTCACCTTGCATACCAACCTTTTCGTTGATATCAGTTCTTAGTTGAGATTCCTGAGTTAATTGGGTAGCAATTCCAGATGCAACATCACCTAATGCTCTTTTTGCCATATCCATAAGCCCGCCTGTGGTTTCACCTTTTTTGTTAATGATATCTAACATATCATTAATTCTATACATTTCTTTTGAATCGTATTGACTTGTTTGTGTGGTTTGGGTGTCCAATAACCCTTTCGTTAAATCGACTACCTTGTTACCAAAATTTTGATTCGATGAAGATGGTGTATTTGTTGTTGGAGTTACCCCATTTTGTTTTTTATTCCAAAAATCTAATATTTTTTGAGATTCTCCACTTGTGATAGTATATTTTTTACCTGTTTCTAATTCAACCTTATCTATATAAGCTTTTGAATCATTCAACGCAGATCCATACTTCCCTATATAATCACTAATATTTGCCATACATATAAATAGATTAACTTGAGGTTTCTAATGATATTAAATGTTGAATATAATATCGTCTAATATAAACAGGCATAGAAAGAAGGTCTCCGTAAGAGAAACCTCTTTTAACCAAAAATAAAATTTCATCTAATTGTCCCTTTTTATAATCCGTAGAAAGGACGAAAAAACTCAACCCCGAATCCAATTTCAACTTGGATTGTGTCTCCTGACGGGGTGGTTGCTGTTTGGGTTAAATCTAACCCCGGTTTATTCTCGTTTATAAATTTCCTAAAATCCTGTGAATCTTTTATTGGTAAATTTTCAACAAAATTTCTAATATTCATTAAATCTTTATTTCCACCTACCGATTTTATCATCATTTCAAGTTGTTTGGTTACAATTGGTGCAATACCATTACCGTTCCAACTATCTCTAATCACATCTATTTCCTTTTCTTGTTTTTTTGTTAGAAATTTAAAGGTGATATCAATTTTAGATTTTTCCATATAAAATGGATATTCTCCATTTGCATCCGCAGTCAATGAGAAGTCCTTCGTTTTCATTGTTGATAAATCAACCTCGAATGAAAATTGTTCCCCTGTTTTAGGGTCAGTTGCGGTAATCTTATATTCACTACCAAAAGAGGTATTTCGTAGGAAAATCAATATAGCTTGTCTATCCTCCTCAACCAAATCATCAATTGGTAAATCTTTATCTAAAATTTTTCTTTTTAATAATTCATCAACAACTTTGTTCGTTGCAATTAAACTTGGGGATGATAAAATGTTTTCATCTGCAGCAGTTAAATAAGCAATTCTAACCGATTTTTTGTTGTTTGTATAGTGAATACCTCTACTAGGTAATTCAACTACGTCATATGCGATATTGGGGTCTACTCTGTATTCTTCCATACTATAAAGTTATACTATAACTATCACAAAGTAAAGATTTAAAATAAAAAACCAGTAACCCATTAGACAGATTTACTAATTTGGTTACTGGTTTAAATATGAAAAAATAACTATTAATATACTTGGATACAACGGTCCATTCTCAAGTTACATGTAATTTGAGCTAAAGCATCGTTGTTATAATCTAAATCACCAAAGTTTAAACTTGTTAAAAAGCAACCTTGGATAATCCATTTTTCAACCACAACTCCTGTTGGGTCTAACATTTCAAGTTCAATATCTTTTTTATATCCAGCAGCATATCCCATTCTACCTGTTACTGATTCTGCGTGTAAACGGAACCATTCCATTAATGCTTGAGAAGCTGAAGGACCAATCGGGTCTTTAAATGTAACACTCATTTCTTCCCAAGTAAATCTACCAGCAACGTATGTTGAAGTGTTCAAGAAAGGAATCTCTGTTGAGTTAATTTTAGCTGAAGGTCTTTTTGTTGAAGATACATACCACTCGTTAATTCCCAAAGATGAAGGGAATCTAAGAATAAATCTGTTCTGTCTTTTCGGTTCATAAGGAACCGGCATTTTCATTAGTAAATCTGCCATTTTGTATTTGTTAAGTTTTTTGTTATTTTATACTTCTTATAAATATATCTTTTTTGGAAATAAATTTATTTTTCGGTTGCTACTTGATTTTGTCAATTATTTTTCGTAGTTTTTTACAAATCCTCCAGTATTCCAGTTCCAGTAATAAATAATAAAATTATATATCTTTTAATAAATATAATATAAATACTAGTATATCTAGTTCTAGTATACTGGGCATCGTATAATAATAAAACCTTTATACCAGTTGGTTCCACGTGGAGCATTCCACAAACAAAAAAGGAGGTCTTTCGACCCCCTTCTTATTTTTATACCTTCCTTTTAGATTAGATATTCTCAAATGATGCTCCTGTTGGAGTTATTACGAATTCAACATCAATAAATTCAAGAGAACGAGTAGGTTTGATGTAAATCTTACCTCTTAAAGTGTTTGCATCTATATCCTCTGGATCACTAGAAACACTAACTTTAAACTCATATAAACCTCTTTCTTTCTTAATTGAATCTAAGATAGGGTTAACCAATCTCAAGAACTCCTGTCTAACTTGTTCGTCATTTTGTTCAAATAACAATCTAACAGCTACTGCAGAGATTAATTTTCTTGCTCTCAATAATAATCTTCTTACGTTGATTCTATCAAGTGCAGACTCTCTAACTTGTAATGTTTTGTTACCCCAAATAATGGTACCTGTATCAGAGAATGTAGCAATTGGATTAATTCTATTTTTGTATAAATCATCTCTTTCATCAAGAGTTAATTTTTTAGAAGCTTTAACCGCGTTTACCAAACCTCTTGAATAACCCGCAACTGCGAACCAAGGATAAGAAACGTTATCTGTTAACGCAATGTTCTTCAAAACCTCACCTGTTGGTGGGATATAGATGTTAGTAGCGTTATCGGTATCTCTTATTTGAATCCAAGGCCAATAAGTTGCTGAGTAGTTAGAATCGATAGAAGCTGTATCCAAATCATCAACTACTTGTGTTGCTGAAGTTGAATTCGGTGAGTTCATTATATATAATGAATCCGCTCTTTCATTTTCAATCATATCAATTGCTTGATTTACCAATGAAGTATGTTCTTGGAAGTTAATACCTGGAGTTGCGAATACATTGATATCAATCGCTTCAGGGTTTGCAAACGTTTCAATACCTTGTAAATAAGCATAATAATCAGAGTTTCCAGTTGTTGGACTGAAGACACCACTATATAAACCAGTTGTTTTATTGTTAGTATATGTTGATTTACCAAAAATGTAGTTATCACTATATGTTTTTGTTTGTCTGTAGATATCCCAACCATCATGACCACCACTAACCGCAAATGTAAATTTACGATATGCAATATTTGCTAATTTATCTTTTTCTGTTCCTTCTAAATCGTAGGCTGTTGTTTGATAAATTTGAGTTGATCCAGTTGTTACAATTGAAGATGCGTTTGTTGATAAGTGAAAACCAAATGTTGTATTCGTACCACCAACACCTTTATATTTAAATAAATCACTATCAAATCCAACTTGTGATGAAAGTCCTAACATTACCTTTTTAACTTTATCTCCAGATTCTATGACTTCATTACCATCTGCACTATATGTTACAACATCACCAGCATCGGTATATTCGGTTTTAAATATTACACTACCTACAGTTGTTCCTGAGAAGTTTTTATTATTTACAAAACCTTTGAAACCAGCAGGGAAAGCATCTGTTGGATGATTATCTGACATTGATAACATAATATATTTAGAACGTAATTCATACTCACCGTCCGATGTTCCTACTTTTCTAGCAACATAACCTGGAGCTTCTGAATTCATTGAACATCTTGAGAATTTTTCAAGAACAACTTGATTATCATCTGTATCGTTAAAATCACGAACAATTAAATCAAATTCACCTGAGTCAAGATTAATATTTTGTATTGTTATTTTTACTTGGTAATTTGCCGCTTCTCCGTCAGAAATTGTAATAACATCAAATAAATCTGATACATTACCACCTCTTACTTCTGAAACTACAGTTGGAGACATTGGGGTATCCCATTGACCCAAGAAATTATTACCTTCTGTGTTAAATACTTTTGTTGTACTTAAACCTCTAATTAAACCTCTTTCAAAACCTGCCTTTAATAAGTTAGGATATGATTCGTAAACATATACAGGGAAGTCACTATATGATTTATCAAAAACATCAGAACCTAATACTTTTGTTACGTATTTTGTTGATGTTACGTCCATAGAACATGTAAATGATGTTCCACCTGTTACTGTTGCACCTGTTACGTTAATTGTAAATTCATTTAATGGGTTTGTTTCAATGTCAATACCTGAAATTTCTGATATTGATAATTGAGTTGTACCCGTAACTTCATATGTTAATGATTCACTAACATATCTACCTCTTGATCTTAATAATAGAACAGAGATACCATTATAGTCTGTATTAACCTCAGCTGCGTATACGTAACGAGTAACATCAAATACACCTGTAGAGGTATTCCACACAAATTTATATGAATAAACATTACTGATTGTTGCACCTGAATTAAAGAACACGTTATACCATTCTTTATTATTAGGACTATTTTCATTTAATGAACCCGATAATGGGGAAACAACTTCCAATGTAGAAGTTTGACCTGTAGTTCCTGATGTAGGTACTAAACCAATTGTGAACCAAGTTCCATCAGCGGTACCACCTGTTGTATATCCACTAAAATTATTAAAGATATAATCGGTAATTGTCCCCACAGTTGCGGTTTTTCCAGAAAGTTCACCATAAAATGTACTTCCTGTTAATGTAGCTAAAACATTTGGATCCATAGTACCAGATGAAGTTCCGGTTAAACTATTCGACCAAGTTGTTCCTGTTGGGCTTATACCCCCTAATGTTTTTACCGCGAATGTAACACCCGCTTTATATCCTGTCAACCCAAGTACTCTTGTTACGAATAATTGGTTGGATTCTTGTAAATAAGATTTTGCTACGTAAGGTAACTCATACTTTGGATTACCAACTCCGTCTTTTTCGGGAGAAGTACCACCAAAATATGTTTTGAATTCGTCAAAGTCTCCTATTAAAATTGGTTCAAATGCAGGTCCTTTTAAGGTTTCCCCCACCATTCCCAATGTAGTTACTCCGACACTTTGAGCCACGAATGTTAGATCCTTCTCTGATGTATACACACCAGGAGAAACGAATACTCTGTTTGAATTTGCCATCGATTGTTGTTTGGTTAATTATTTTTATTAGTTATTCTATAAATATCTTTGTTTTTAGCAAAGATTTCCGTACTTTTATTAAAAAAGATAGTAAATTATCTTTTTATATCCTTTTATATCTTTTATCATGGAAAACAAACAAAAAAATGTAAAAATCAGTGAAAAACACCATGAGATGTTAAAAACACACTGCGAAAAGAATGGATTAAAAATTTATAAAATATTAGAAAAGTACATTGAAGAACTTTGTAAGCCAAAAAAGAAAGATATGTATGGTGATGATTAAAACAAATAGGTTATACCTATTCTAGACCCAATTATTGGTGTACCCTGTAATGTTATTGTTTGACTACCAGAAATTTCATATCCACCACCCTCCTCTTCAATCAAACCATTAATGTCTACAGTTATAATACTATTAATTCCGTTATTTAATGTAATCACTAAACTACCACCACTATATGTGTAATATTCTGTTACTACTTGTAAAATACTACCATATGTGTCTGTAATTACACTATTTCTTCCTTTATAATATGTTATAATAATAATACTTCCTTCCAATGGAGGAGAGGCAAATGTTATTTTAGATGTGTAAGCAACATGGAAATAATCAACATCTCTTTCTTGAACTAGACCATTAATAGACACATTAAATAAAGTTCCTATAGTTTCCCCAACACTAAATTGGGTTTGTAATCCATCCGCAACAAAGGAAGCAAGGGTGATATCGATTAATTTATTAATGAATTTTTTAGACACCGCCTTCTCTGTAATAAACTCGTTCATTAAGAAAAATCTACTTATTGCTGGCTTAACCTCAAATTCTTCACTATCAATTAGAATACCTAACATTACAAATTTATAATTTTGTATGTAGAATCTTCTTCCGTCAACAGTATCAATAGGACTACTATCCTCTATACTCTCCAATATAATTGGTATATAATGACCTTTAACAGTTGTATATGCTTGTCTAGATGAGAATTTTTGTAATACTGTTTTATTGAATTTATTTAATTCTCTAAATTTATGACACACGATTGTAACCTCAAATGTAATATCCACTGCAACAGGTTGAGGCATTTTATAAACATCGGCACCAATTTCAGTTCCATTCCAAGTTGGAACTGTTGCATAATGGAAAGTTTTTCTATCAGGTATTGTTCTTTGAGTTACGGGGTTTGTGCCAGGCTGAACGTCTGGTTTTCTAATAATTGCAATAAATGGTATTTTAACATTTCCATCATCATCGGAAAATTCCCAATTATTTGAAAACTCACCCCATCTTTGGATTGTTAATATTTTAGGGATAATAGGTATGGTTTGACCATCAGAAACAACTTTGAAATTTGTTTTTATGAAATCTAACATTCCACTATCCAAATCATCATGTAGAATTGAATCGGGTAAATATGAGTCTGACTTAGTTATTCTATCTAATAACTCCTGTCTTCTTCCAATTACCTGTTTACCTTGGAAAGTTTCCTTTCCGTCTCCGTAAACATCGATGTTGTTTTTTCTTTTAGGTACTCCCATGTTATATTCCTCTAAATTCGTTTTGTTGTGTTGGTGTACAAACTATAGTTCTATAGTGTGGTTTGAATCCAAACATTTTGTGTTTATTATCAGATGTCACCTTACCGTCATTTGAAACAGTATAATATCTTAATTTATCCTCTGAATCTTGGTAACCAAT